TTGTAACTTTTGGTTTATATCCCATTGATTGTGCCAATGCTATCACATTTTTTCTTTCCGTTGCATATGATAACATTGATTCTTTTAATTGAATGTCTTGATAAAATGAAAGCATATCACCAACTGCGGCCGCTTGTTCTACAAAAACCATACCAGGAGATGATTCATTAAAATCCGAATATGTGTTTGGGAAGTATGTTTTAGTAAACTCTACTAAATTTTGTTTTAATGTTGCAAAATCTTTACCCACATAGGATATTCCCTTTTTATCATTTCCCCAATTTTTATCTAAAGGTCTAAGTGCCATTTTTATTAATTATTTACAGTTATTTGAACCGATTCTCCTAAGTTTGGATTTGAAACCAAAGAAAATTTTATTTCTAAATTTATTTTATTGTTATCAATATCTTTATCATCATAATCAAATATGATTTCATCTATGTTTAAATATGGTAACCAGTTTGTAACTGCATCTAATATTGATGTTTCAATTTTATTTTCAATCAATTCATTATCCAACTGCTCAAATAATACTTTCCAAATATCACACCCAAAAGTTGGATTTAAAATTCTTTCTCCTTTTCTTGTTAGTATTAAATTTTTTAAATTATCTTTAGCTTGAGTAAGAGTTGTATAATTAACAGAAAATATACCACCTTTATCAGAACGTTTATTTATTCCGATACCAAGTATTTTATAATTATTTTCCGTTAAATCGGTAACATTAACTTTACCAAGCTCTATTGCCATTATTTAAATCTTTTAACTAATTCACTATAATCTCTTGTCAATGCTTTTATTGTAGCATCTTGCAATCCATCACCAGTTGATTGAAAGTTTGGTGTATTTTGTGGAATATCATGTATCATTCTGTAATCCATTGTTTCCCAATCTTCTTCAACACTTTTTTGTGGTTGTAACATATCCAATACACTACTAACGGCGTGTGCACCTTCCTTTCTTTGTTCTGCAGTAAATGGTTGTGTCATATTTAATACCTCATTTAACATTGGATTTTTTGTATATTCCTTTGTTTGTTGAGGTCTTTGTTGTTGAATAGTTTGTTGCTTTCTAGCAGGTACAGATTCAACTTCTGTCATCTCTCTCAATGATGGAGTGGATGGTTTCTTTTGTGAGTTCAATGTAACCGCACCAGATTTGATAAGCTTAGTTAATTCTTCTTTAACCTGTTGCTTAACTTCGTTTTTAACAACTTCTTTGATTAAAGTTAGTAAAATTTCTGATTTCATAATAATTGTTTGTATATGTTTTAGTAATAAATATTTGATTTAATAATTATCCAATAACTCTATATCCTGTCCAATTTAATATTGCCGGTGCAGGGGGTGCCGGTGGTGGATATTGAGCCATAACAGACATATTTCCACTAACTCCCATCAAATGAAACTTTGCAATGTTAACAAATGGGTCTAATAATATGTTTGTTGGATATGAAAATACAAATGTAGGTGGAATAAACCATATATTTGGTATTTGTGGAATTTTATCTTTTATCATATCATATGCCATCGCTTTCAATTCCTCTTTTGTTGGAATTTTATCTTTTATCATTTGTTTTAATTCCTGTTTTGTTGGAATCTTTGGTATTGCAATACCAGGTAATTCTATTTCAGGTATTAAACCATCTATTGTATCCCTAACATACTTTTTAATTTGTTCTTTTGTTGGTTTTGGATTTGGTATATTATCCGCCAAAGCAACTGCCGATTCTATTGCAGCATATATTGGAGTAAGTATTGTTTCTTCTATTGGTTTTATAATACTTTCTTCTATAACTTTAATAGCTTCTTCAATTAATTTATCTTCTGCTTTTTTTATTATCTCACTTCTTTTTGGTAATTCTGGAAATGGAAATTTTATAGCTTTTTTTATCTGTGCACCTATTGATGGTTTTTTCTTTTTGGCTTCTTCGTATTTTTTATATACATCAACTGCCTGTTTTATTACTGGATGGTTTTTTATTCTATCATCAACTTTTTCCTTTTTTATTATTTTAAGAATCGTTTCATAAATTTTAACATCACCAATTGGTGGAATATTTACAGTTTTTTCTTTTAATTCTTCAACTACTTTTTTCAATGCTTCTTTTAAAGCTTTAATAGCAGCTGCGGATAATGATAATGATATTGGATTTGGACCAATATTTTGTATTGTACCGGGTGCCGGCGGTGTGGTTGGCCAACCTCCTGGTTTTAATAGTGGATTTGGAATCGGTGCCATCTCTGCACCCAACCAATAAGCATCAAATGCTGCTGGATATATTTCTGCTAAAAAATTATAATTTTCTCCCCCACTATCCTGTCCTTTTTTTAAAGCTCTTTTAATAACATCGGCCATACCTGTTACATTACCATTCATAACAGGTACACCATAAATCATATCACCACCTCTTTTTATACAAGCATCATATTCTTTTGCAATAAATTCAGACATTCCATCCAAATCTTTTGCGTATTGGAGTGTAATTAAAGATTTAAGCACATTTACTTTGTATAAAGTCCAAGACATTTTATTATTTACTTAAATAGTTTCTAGCAGAAAGTATAACTTTGAGTTTTCCTTTTATTGATTTAAATGCAGCTGCATTAACTGGAACTCCCGATGGTCCTACACCTGTTGGGATTTGTATTTTTGCAATTTCATCTAATATATCTCCTAATATTTTTATTAGTTCACCGCCCATTACCATTTTTTGATATTCTTCACCTGCTTGGCTTTTTGTTGGTTTAACTCCACCCAACCATATGTTTCCTGTCCCATCCGTTCCTAAAACAATGTTTCTATTTGTTTGTAAAACTATATTGCTATTACTTTGAATATGTGTATCTCCAATTGAATCGACTGTAAATCTACCATCTGTTATTATACCAGTATTTCCTTTACCAAAGATTATAAATTCACTAGCTTTTGCAGATAATACTATTCTATCGGAATTTACAAATAATTGGTCACCTTTTAATTTATCGGATGATGGAAAATCTTTAAAAGCTACTTTTTGTTTTTTTGTAGTTTCTTTGAAAGGTATTTTTACTTTACCAGAAACAATATAAATAGATGTTCCATCCTTATTAATATCTTCATTTATTAGAGTTCCTATTGGTTTTGAATCTAATTCAGGATTTTGTTTATTACGAATGTAAATACCAGGTGATGGTGTTTTATCATCTTGTGTTAAAAAAAATTCGGAAAATCTAATTGTGTTTCCCGCTCTTCCACTTATTATGGTATCTCCATTTTTTGGATTTAAGAATTTGATTTTTTCATTAACAACATATCCTCCAGTATTTTCTTTATCTTTTTTTGCGTTTGGATTATTTGAACCGCCCGTTTCTTTTGTTTCTCTTAAATCCTTTCCACCATTTGAATTGATGGAATTATTTATAGGTTCAGCTGCTACTTTTAGTCTTGCTTTTTCTCTATAATTTGGATATGGGGTGGATGAATATGGCAAATAATAAGTTTCACCATCTATTTTTAAAATTATAACCGTTTCACCCTTAATTGGAAATGTAAAATTATTTTTATCAAATGGATACGCAATATCTTCTTGAATTATTTCATTTTCGTAAGCATACGTTATTGCACCATAGGTGTGGATATCATCTGCTACAAAATCTTTATTATCATTATATACTGGTGTATTTCCTTTAACTCTTTCGTAAAAAGGTGTGTTGGTTGGAAATACACTTACAACTCTTGCAAAAAATGATTCCATTACTTTACTTTTGTTTTTATTTCTTCAATTTCAATTTCAATATCTGTTAACCTTTCTTTGTTTTTTGCATCAACTTCATCAACAACTTCTTCTAATTCAGTAAGTAATTGATTTTTTTCATGTTCACTTAACCAACCATCTTCACCAATACCTTTAGCTTCTGCTGCTGCTAATCTTTGAGCAATTGTTGCCATCTTAATTAGATGTTCATCGTTTTTAACCGATACTTCAATAAGGTCTTTAATGATTGGAGCAATAACCGTTGCTTCACCAACATTTTTAATTAATTTACGAAGCGATTCAATCAATTCGGAAATATTTTTCTTTTTGTTTTGTTGGTTTTCGTATATATCTTTAAACAATGATGATAAATTCTTACCATCAAATAGTTGAAATTCAGCACTCATATAATTCGTTCTTTACTATATAATTATAAAGTTCTTCAGTTATTAGTTTGTATCCTTCTATATTTGGATGTTGTGCAACTTTAATTGGGTTTGGTATTTTGACTTCCCAAACTGGATTATTTTTATAATTTTTCATCATCCACGATTCTATGGATTTCTCTGCAAATCCCCAATATTTTTTTTTATTTATCAAATGTGTAACATCATTTTTTTTATCTAAATCCTGCACCATTAAGTCAAACCCATCACACATTAGATAATTTATTTTGTATTCATCTAACATTTTCTGTAAAAATATAATATAATTTTGATTTACAATATTATAATAATTCTGATTAAACAATTCTAATAAAAAAAATTTTTTGTAATCCGATAAAAAAGAATTAAATTTATCATTACCAAATTGATATGATTCTGTAAATTTATGTGGTAATATTGATAATTCTAATTGTCCCCAACTTATCCATTCTCCCTTTGGCAAAAAAGGAACGTAATCTCTTAATGTAGAACTCCACATAATAACAACAAAATCATTTTTTTTAATTTTATCGTTTCTTAAATCATTTATTACATCATTAAAAATTAAATTATTGGCTCTACCACTCCAGCCATTATTTACTGGTTCTAAACCTAATTTTTTTGAAAGATGATTTACCCAACTATGTTGATTTCTATACAATTGTAATTGCTGTCTATCTTTTATTTGTGATTCTACATTCCAATTTGCTCCTTCACCCTCCGTCCAACTATCTCCGTATGCATGTAATTTCATTATTTACTAATTAAAAAATTTCCTAATATTAAGTAATCCATATCACAATTAAGAAATGTCCAAATTGCTTTTTCTGGATCATTTGTCATTGTATGGTCTTTTAAGTTAAATGATGTGTTCAATAGAATTGGTGTACCCGTTAACTTTTCGAACTCTTTTAATAATTTATAATAAAGTGGATTTTGTTCTTCCGTAACGGTTTGTATTCTTGCTGAATTATCAACATGTGTTACCGATGGTATTGGTTTTTCGGAAATTACTTGAACAACCTGATTCATATAAGGAACTTCTCCTTCCGATGAAAAGTATTTATCGTAATCTTCAAAGGTTACCGATGGAGCAAATGGTCTAAACATCTCTCTCTTTTTGACAACCTTATTAATTTTATCTCTAATATCTGCAAGATGTGGATTACCTAAAATAGAACGATTACCCAATGCTCTTGCCCCAAATTCAGTTCTACCTTGAAACCACCCAACTATATTACCTTCATTAATTAACTTTGCAACAATTTCACACAATCTATTATTATCACCTATGAATTGTGTTCTTAATCCTTTACTATTTTTAATAATATCAAATAATTCATCATCGTTCCAATTATTTCCCAAATATGGAGATTGATTATCTCCACCCTTTATTTTTGGATTACCTAATGTTTGATGCCAATGCCACAAACACGCACCAATCGCAGAACCGGCATCCGATGGTGCAAATGGAATCCAAACATTTTTAACATTTGTATGTTTTTTGATTTTACCATTTGCCGTTCCATTATATGCACACCCACCACCTAACACCAAATTCTCACTTGACCAATTTGAGTTAATTCTATTTATAATAAAATAAAGTGTTCTTTCATACCATTGTTGTAAAGAAGCTGCCAAATCTTTATGATGCTGTTCTATTGGTTCATCTTTAAAACGTGGTGGGAATCCTATAAGTTTTATCAATTTATAATTAAACATATCATTATCCGATGTTTGGTATGTAAAATATTTTTGATTTATATTTACCAAATCAGCCAACCAATTATGGTGCTCTATTTTATCAAAAACAAACTCATATTTTGAACCATTACCATATGGTGCCAATCCCATTACTTTGTATTCACCCTCATTTGGTTTAAATCCTAAATAAGCAGTAAATGCCGAATAAACCAATCCCAATGAATTTGGAAATTGTAAAGATTCTATTGTTTGAAATTTATTATCCTTTATATAAGATGCAACCATTGTTTCACTTTCACCAACACCATCAACGGATAAACCCATAGCATCATTAAATGGTGATGTATAGTATGAGAATGCTAAATGTGATAAATGATGTTTTGTATATGTTATAGTTCCATCATAACCAATAGATTTTAATATTTTTTTTAAATTACCTTCGGTTTGATGCCATCTTTTATTAAATTCTCTCCATTTTTTTGTATATCTTAAACCACCAAATTGTCCAATGGTTTTTTTAACTCTTTCATATTTCAGTTTTGGTTTCTCATACCAACAAACCATATCAACTTCATCAATTGTAATTTGTGCATACTTTAAAACCCATTGAATTGCCTTAAATGGAAAAGAACTATCATGCTTTATGCCGGATAGTTTCTCTTCTTCAATTGCGCAAATTACTTTACCATCAATAACCAATGCTGCTGCAGAATCATGGTAAAATCCTGATAACCCCAATTGTATCATAAATTTAAATTTTTATATCACCATATTTGTCGAATTCGTTATATAATTCCATTTGTCTTTCTTTCATTTTATTGACAACTTTGGTTATATAATGCGTTGGGTGACCTGTCATTTCTCTAATAAGTAGATAAAGTGATTTTTTATTGAAATTTTCTATATAATTTGCTCTACGGAATAATTCTAAAACAGAATCTGCTATTTGCATATCTCGTTTCTTTGGAAAATAGTTTTCTAAATGTTTGTCCCAATACTCTAACATTCTAAGATTAAAAGTTCTGTGCTCATCATTACGAACCTCTTCTCTAAAATTATTTTCAGTATCAAAAGATTCAGGTAAAGCAGACATTACATCTGTGTCTTTGTATCTCTTATAGTTTGCATTATTATTTAAGATAAGATAGTTTCTTGCAACAATCGTAAAATATGAGAATGCTTTACCTTTACCATTTTTATACATATGAATTTTCTCAATCATAAATGCTACCACTTCGGCCATTACATCCTGTGGGTCATCATCAAAATATGTGAATTTCCATTTATTATAAACTATCTCTGCCAATTTCTTAAAAGCAGAATCAATTCGTTCTCTATAAAGTTTATCTTTTATAAATTGGTCTGTTGTAAGATTATATTCGATTATAGCATCCTCAGTATCTTTTGTAAAATATTGTCTATTGGGTCCTCTTTTTTTTCTTGGCATAGTTATTTGAATTTTTTGAATCTTTCAATGGTTTCTTTTATTTGATAAAATATAGAACCTACATCATCATCCTTCTCAAACATTTCACGACTATCAATTTGTCGTAATGCCTCCAGTAATGCTTCGTTTCTTTGTAATTCTTCTTCTATAAAATCTTCGTATTTTTCTAATTTATTAATTAAGTTAAAAATTCCATATCCAGCAGCTGTTAAAGATATGAATAAAAATATTATTATAATTTCCATAATTTAAACAATTTCGTATCCTTTTAAAAAGTAATCATTTGCTTTTTTGTATTTAACTTCAACCATTTCTCCATCCGGTGACTTCATTATAACTTTATCATTTCTACCATAGTTATTTTTTTTAACAACCGTAGTTGAGTATACTCTATCTTTAATAGTAAATCCATCTAAATGGTCGATTTCATGTTGAACAATTACTGTCATCATTGTTTCTTTTGAAACTTGTTCATTTTGTTTATCACCTTCAGGATTAATTTCAAATGTTAATTCACCCAAATTATCAGTATCAATAACAACTTTACATGCTCTTATTGTTCTAATTGGTTTTGTTAATGTTGATGGTATTGATAAACATCCTTCATAAAAAAGAAATCCTTCTTTTGATTTTTCCTTTATAATCGGATTTAATAAAAATAATTCTTCATCTCCAAATTGAATAAGACATGCTCTTTTTTTAATTCCCAATTGAGTTGCTGAAATACCCAAACCTGGATATAATCTCATACCTTCTTCTAATTGGGTTCGTAATTCATCGGATTCCGATTGTGTTATTTCTGTTTTAAAACATGGTGTTTTCAGATACTCTCTAAATTCTTTTGTTTCAAACCCCCTGCTGTCTTTGTCAATTACTAATTTCATTTTTTTCTTTTTTTAATCCAAATGGTATGTATTGATACCAAAATCGTTCGTGAATAAAATATATTAATGGTTTAAATAATAATTCTCCCAACCCAACCATACCGGCCCATTTAATGGGTAAACCGGCGGCAAGTGTAAGTAGTATTGTTGTTATAGTCCCAATAATTCTATAACTTATACTTTTTGCTATATGTCTTTTAATCAACGGCATATTCTATAACATCTCCATCGGTATCCATATACCCTTTTCTAATTTTTGTTCCACTAATTAATTCAACATCTGCGGGTGGATGGTGATGTATAACATCATATCCCACACCTCTACCATAGTTTACACTTTCAATATCAGGGATAATACTGATTAGGATTTTGTCTGAATTTTCAATAAAGAATTTTTCTTTTGATAAATCCATAAGGACTTGATGTGCTGTTTTTGGATTATTTTCATCAACTTGAACATCTCTAATTGCTACCCAAACATTTTTTCCCTTATCCAATTGTTGACGGATTAACCACTCATGTCCTGCGTGCCATGTTTGCCATCTACCAATGTATAATGCGTATTTTTTCATATTATATTATTTTAATTATATTCTTCTACTGTTACCAAACCACTATATTGACACATCATCGTTTGTTGTTTAAGAAATGGTAGTATTGCTAATTCTTTTGCTTTTGCTTCAACCATTATATCAACATCCAATCCGTATGTATTTGGAAGAGAATTGATATAATCGGAATGAGCTTGTGGTTTTAGTTTTGAATTATTTTCGTGTAATGCTTTACTTTCTGAATAATGCACTTCTTGTCCGATATCTTTTGGCCAGGTGGTTGCTGCAAGTTTAAGTGCTTGCTCCTCTGTCAAATCGCCTGTGCAAAATTGGTGGTGATGATAATCGAATACAATCGGAATACCTGTTTCATCATGGATATACATCAAATCCTTAACAGAATACATTGTAGCCTTATCATCATTTTCGATTGTAAGCCTCATTTTAACCGAATTAGAACACCTTTGGAAGTTTTTGATAAATCTATCCATCGCAGACTTTTTATCTCCGTAAACGCCATTACAATGGATATTAATGTTATTGAAAGGTGATTTTTCTAATCCCATCATATCAAATATCTTACCATGTAGTTCCAAATCTGCAATTGCGTTCTTAACAACGGTTTCGTTTGGTGAAGTAAGCACACAAAACGGACCAGGATGAGAATTTATACGCATTCCCCAATATCTTGCGTAATCACCTGCTTTTTTAAGCTCTGCTTTGATTTCTTTGTAATCTTTAAGTTGGGTTAAATCTAAATGGTCACCCCAAGGAATAACTGCAGATGATAATCGGAAGAAATGTATTCCGTTCAATCTGTTCCACTCTAAAATCTTAATAATATCCGATGCATTTTTAAGTGCAAGTTCGGAAACATAATCTAATCCTTTAGTTTGGAAGGTTTTTTTAACCATAGCACGGTTTGTGCTAACATTTTTACCCATACTCATATTAATACATGCATATCCTATTTTCATATATGTAATATAAGAAAAATAAATTAAAATACCAAATTTTTAGTAAGTTTTGATATTTTCTTCTTCGTTTCTAATTTTTGCTAAGTCTCTAACGGTCCCACCTCTGTTTGACATCCAATAGTTTACTGCTTTTGGATTATTTATCCACATTTTACGATTATTCCAAGGAAAATCTGGATGCATATATTCTTCCCACTTTAATTCAGGCATTTTTTCTTCTATAATCCCACTATTAGATGCAACATTGTCCAAAGAATTATCAGACTGAATAAGTGTTTCTTCATTTTTTGTGTTAATCTCATCTTTTTTGGTTTCATTAACAATATTTTCCACTATAACCGGATTTTCATCCTCTTTTGTAGAATTTTTTCCATTATCACCATAAATTTGATAATTTTTTTCCACTAATTCGGAATTTTGTCGAATTGATTCATTTAATTTTACATTTTCTGTTAAATTTTCTTCTTCTTTTCGATTTTTTATTACAATCAACCCATTAAATGCAATAATTAACGCTACTGCAAGTGGGTCAAATACAATTACAATCAAAAATATGAAGAATTTTACAACATTTTTCAATTCCATACCAAATGCATCAGCTACAAATCGGAATCCACCCACTTCTTTTTCTAAATCTAAGTTTTGGAGTTTAATTTCGTTAATTTTTTCAGTATTTTTGGCATTTTCTGTTTGCAAACCCTCAATTTTTTTGTTTAATTGTGAAACTTGTCTATCTTTTGCATCAACTGAACGCAGTAAACGAGAATTTACCTTACCTTTTTCTAAAATTGTGTTTTGTGTTGATGATAAGTTACCTAATT